CTATTGCTAAACACGCACCAACTGAAGCACGAACCGTTTTTAATCAAGCCAATGAGCTTTACAGAACAACTGTTGCAGAACCGTTTAAAGAAGGCGCAGTGTCTAATTTGACGCGTCAAACAAGTAACGCTCGGCCTAAGATAAGCCCTTCGGATGTAACGGAGCGAATGCTTCAGCCAGATAGAGCGGCAGACTTTATTCGTGCGTTTGGTAATGACCCAGAAGCGCTACAAGCTATTGCAACTGGCGTTGAAGGTAAATTTAATGCCGAAGTTGTGCAAGGTGGAAAGTCTGCGGAAAAATTCTTAAAAGATAATCGGGAAGCATTAAAAACGCTTGATTCTACTGGAGCGGGAATTGAAAACCGATTAAGTGAAATTGTGCGTAACTTTGAACCTATTGAAGCAAATCAAACCGCGCTTGGCGAGCAAGTTAAAGCAATCCCTAAAGTGGTTGATGAATCGGTTGCTAATCAACAGCGTATTATTAGCAAATCAGCTAAAGACCTAAGCGGCGCAACTGACGCAGAGAATTTAGCTAAAGTAGCTGTTAACGCTGACGCTCGCGTAATGGGGCGCATACTGCACAAGATGTCACCTGAAGCTAAACCTGAATTGGCAAAGCAAGTCATTAGCAATGCGTTTGAGCCTATTACAGCAGGCGTAGATAAAGCAGGTACTAAAGTAAATGCGGCGTTAGAAAATCCGCGCATTGCAACACTTTTGAAGGCTACTTACGGCAAAGAAGAAGGCGCGGCTAAACTAGCTGATTTTAAAGATACTGCGCATATTCAAGCTATGATTGAAGGTATTAAAAAAGACACGCCTAAGCACCCTTACGACACCGCGCAAGCGCTGGACAATTTGACTGAAGGTAAACCGCAAGTTAAACGCGTCGTAGAAGATATAATGGCAACTATTAACGACAATAAGAAATTTAATTTATTAGCGGAACGTGGGCTTAAAGCCGGTGAAGGGACTGCTAAATTAGCTACTCAATCAACGCCCGCTACGCCGTTTTCATTAACTACTTGGGCGTCAGTAGCTAAATGGGTTCATTCATCATTAATAAAAGTTGCTGATAAGTCTATTGCAGACCGCTTGTCTAAAGAGTTAATGTCGTCCGAAGCGTTTGCCAATGCACTAGAACGAGCGCAACAAGGCCCATCTCAAACTAATTCGGCTTGGGCATTGCAATATGGTAGAATTCTTCCACGCACTGCTGCTGGCGCAGTCACCTCAATAACAGGAGAAAAATAATGGCTTTTAATGGCTCTGGGACATATAACCTGCCTGCTGGCAACCCCGTTGTTACCGGCACAACGATTTCATCATCAACAACTAACACAACCAACAGTGACATTGCAACGGCGTTGACAAACTGTATCACGCGTGACGGTCAGTCTACGCCGTCAGCTAACTTGCCAATGAACGCTAAGAAACTCACAGGTCTTGCCGCTGGCACGTCTGCTGGCGATAGTGTGCGCTATGAGCAGGTGGTTCTTACTGGCGGCGCGTTAGGTACGCCTACAAGCGGCACGTTAACTAGTTGCACAGGTTTGCCTTTAACAACTGGCGTTACGGGAACGTTGCCTGTAGCTAATGGTGGGTCAGGCGTTACAACATCTACAGGTAGCGGTAATAATGTGCTATCTACCTCCCCCACTCTTGTAACTCCCGTGCTTGGCACACCTTCTAGCGGTACGCTGTCATCTTGTACGGTTGATGGTACAAATGGCGTTGGGTATATCAACATCCCGCAAAACAGTCAGTCTGCCGCTTATACACTTGTCGCTGCGGATGCTGGAAAGCATATCTTCCACCCTTCAACTGACGCTAATGCACGGACATTTACAATCCCTGCAAATGGTTCAGTGGCATATCCAATTGGCACAGCTATTTCTTTTGTTAATATGACATCTCAAGTCGTCAGTATCGCAATCACAACAGACACGATGTATTTAGCTGGCACAGGTACAACAGGTACACGCTCACTTGCGCAATACGGCACAGCAACAGCACTTAAAATGACATCGACAACTTGGATAATTTCTGGTGCGGGGTTGACCTAATATGAGTGGAATTCAACAAATGTTAACGGGCGGGACTTATAAACCGGCAGGGCCAACAACTATTGGGCAAGCATTTGGTGGCGGGTATTATGCTGGACAAATAGCAGTTGGTGGCGGAGGCGTTGCTACGCATTATCTAATAGTTGCGCCTAAAGCATCCGGCGAAAATTCAAGTAGAACATGGGGCGTTTTGGGAGTAACTACCGCGCAGACATCAGTAATTAATGGCCCTACTAATTCCGCTGTTGAAGCAGCGTTAGGTGCGTCATATGAAGCGGCTGTATTTGCTGAAGGGTTAACGATTGGCGGTTACACTGATTGGTATCTACCTGCTAAAAACGAGTTAGAAGTGCTGTATTATTTCTTAAAACCGACTACTGACGCTAACAATACTTCATCGGGTGCAAATGCTAATGCGGTATCACCAGAGCCTATTAGCACAAACTACACAAGTGGTTCACCCGCTCAAACAAGCGCGGGTATTGGCTTTAGAACTGGGGAAACAAATGCGTTTGCCTCTGACTACTATTGGTCTTCGACTGAGTCCACTGCTAACGCCGCATGGCTACAGTACTTCCTCAATGGAACTCAGAACGACGCTAGTAAGTCCTCCAATAGTCTCTACGTCAGAGCTGTTCGGAGAATCCCCGTATAACAAAATAGGAAAACATTATGTATATTCAAATCACAAACATTGACGCAGACACAGGTATTCTTTGCACAGAAGCACCAATGCGTACAGGGCCTGCAATCCCAAACGTGAAAGGTTTTCAGCTTATCTTTCAAAATGAATCTGATTTTCCTATTGCGTCAAATCCTGATGGTTCTTTGACTAGCCCTCCACTGCTCTATGGAACGTGCGATGATGATGCAGACACAACACTTGTAGGTGTTTTAAAAGTGCTAACACAAGTTGAATTTGATGCGGATAAACAGGCAGAGCACCAAGCTAGAAAGCCATACCCTTCATGGGTTGGTGATATTGATACTATGTCATGGCAATCGCCTGTGCCTTATCCGCAAGACGGTAAATATTATCATTGGGACGAACTAACAATTAACTGGGTTGAGGTGATAAATGCCTGACGAAGCCTGCCGCCTTGCTAAAGTAGAGCAACGAATTGAGAGCCTCGAAGAAATATTTGAAGATCGTGGTAAGAAGCTCGATGCCATAATTGCAACTCTTGACGAGATGAAAACCGAGCAAACGCGCTATAAAGGCTTTGTGGGCGGTATCGTATTCACCATTGGCGCGGTGTTCTCCTTTGTCACTTGGTGGCTAGGTAATCGATAATGGAATTCCTACAGTTTGCCACGGACGTAGGATTTCCTATCGCGGCGGCGACTGGCGGAATGTATTTTGTCTACCTGACGCAGAAATTCTTGCTCGATAGTGTGCTTGAGAAGATTAAAAGCCTAATAGGCATCATCAAGCAACTTGATAAGCGCGTTACCGCTATGTCATGTGACATCACCAAAATTGATGATTTGGCGTCAACGGCGCTTAACATACCGCAAGAAAAAGACAGACCAAGACCACCTCCTGTTGAGAGGAAAGATTAATGGACGCCGATGCAATCGCTAAATATATTAACCAGTATGGATTCCCAATTATCGCCGCTGGCGGCATGGGTTATATTGTCTATTTTGTATGGCTTTGGGCAACCACCGTCGTAAAGCCTATCCTGCAAGAAGCCACAGACGCGCTAATTGAGCTAATCGACCAAGTGCGGGTGCTGGATAATGACATGATAAGACTGACGCAAAAACTGACCACTATTCTATTGCTACGGGAAAAGAAATGAAGATAGGTGAAAAAGGGTTAGCCCTAATTAAAGAATTTGAAGGTTGTAAGCTGCAAAGCTATAAATGCCCAGCAGGTGTTTGGACGATTGGCATAGGCTCAACGCGCTACGCTGATGGCAGTCCAGTGAAAGCAAATCAAGCGCTGCC